AAAACACTAAGTGTTTGCGTACCGCCGAGCTTAAGCAGACTAGAGTGTATCACCTAGTCTGTTGTTCTTAAAAGCTCGGCCCCGGGGCAGGCTGCAAGCCTGTCCTGCCTTTAGTTAGTCTAATTTTGTGAGAGAGATTAGTGCTGAGGAAGTTAGAGAGTCTGTTCCCATGTATGACTTATACTTAGGTCTGAATTCTATGGAGTTTACTTCGATTGGAGCGGGAAGCTGTTTGAACCTTTTTGGATTCCACAACTTTTCGTTCCATCTTAGAAACTTAATGGATTCGTTACCTCCTAGGTCATCTGTGAAAAGATCTTCGAGTCGAATATTACTATCAAATAGTAAGTTGATTGTATTATCAGCTACTATTTTCGTGTATAATTCGACACCAAAATTCTTTTCGTGAACTTCATAAGGTTTAGGAACTCTTTTTTCTGCGAGTTCCCATGTCTTCCATGATGCTACTGTGTGTGCTAAGCTTTTTGGTCTTTTTGTTTTCCAGGTGTAGAGAATTGCCTGAGCGATCCTTCGATCAAGCTCTGACGGTTCTTTTAAGCCTGTTAAACCAAGTCCACCTAGCCACTCCGGTATGTACCATGGCAGATTGAGCTTTGTTAAAAGCTCCCTATGATTTTCAAGGAACAGTTTGTGTGCACTCTCTCTAAGATAGAAAGGGCATAGTCGTATCATTTCCCTGTATCTGACTCCTATGTTATTAGTTTGAGAAGTTTGGTCGTTGAGACCTATACTCAAACCCGACCTCTTCATTCCTTTGATGAGGCCTAGGTTAACATATTGATTGAGTCTAAAAGGGCTTTCTCTGTAAGAGAATTCCCCAGGTATATCGACTTTAATGTAGTAAGTTCCTATTTTCACTACCTTCTTCTTAGGGACTAGAAGGGCTTTTGGATTTTCTGTATCTCTAAGAAAATTTGTTGAATTTATATTCACAAACTCTCTGCTGAGAAAGGTCTTTCCAATTGACTCTTTTAGTCCTCCGAAGTTAGTGATCTTACTCCATAGTCTGTACCCAGTGCGTGTAGTTTTCATTGCTATATCGTCTCCATTGATCATCAAAGGTATGTCTCGAAGAAGAGCTTTCTTCTTTTGAACTACCTCGTATGCCCAAGCGGACATTGTAGCATTTGCAATACATAGCACCGGGAATGACGTTATGCTCCCCATGAGTTGTCCTGCAGTTTGTTTTTTTCCTCTTATTATGTGACCTGTCAGTGATGTAATAAGGAGCCTCCGTTCTACTGGATAGAGCCCGATCTCATCTGCTATTGCATCTGCAATAGTATTTGAGACCCAGCTCTTCAGATTATCAGTTGCCCCTTCATAATCTCCTGACAGATATAGTTCATTATCTCCTATGTTCTTTCCGAGAACATTAAGAAGATATTCTTCGTCTACTGGTTTACCAATTAGTTCGAAGGTTCTGTGTTCACGTAATATTGAGTGAAGGAACTTCCATATGTTCCTTAAAACTGTTTGAATAAATGGCGGTCCCTTGGTTATGACTCTGACCTTCAATGCCTCTGGTAAAGCTACTGGTTCTGCATTCGGAATTTCTTCCGATGCTTCTTTCAGTACTCTTAACCATAAGGTTTCGAAGGCCTTGTTCATAGCCTCTGTAGGTGCCTGGACCGGCATCAACAACTCATCTTCTATCCTTTCCTCTCCTCTCTCCTGTGTATAAGTGTCTAAGTATCCACCTGGTCGTCTCAAATTGTTCATGAGAGTTGGGTGATCTAATATTGATCCTACGGCCCCTGCATTCTTTCTATTATTTATATAGTTTGCAGAAGTCGAGGGAAAGAATGCTCTGACTCTGTCAGCAGCAGTTATTTTCTTTCCCTGGAATAGTTCTTTTACTCTTCGTTTAAGCTGCCCTTTTAAGGCATTCTTACTTAAGAAAAGTTCTACTCCGGATCCTTCATATTGATCATACAACCCCCATTCAATTAGGGATTGACCAGGGAGATCTTCTATGGGTTCCTTGGTTAGTGTCTCGACCATTTCATCCTCTTTCTTTCTGAGGATGTCACGGCCAGCACGAGGCATTCCTTTCTTCGATTGTAATATAGATTGAAGAAAAGAAAGCTTCTGATCATACGGACTTTTATATAATATAGTTCGCATGAATCGACCAAGTCTTCCACCTAAAATTTGATGTGGAAGGTCAAGTCCTTCAGCGAAGGGGCTTGGAGGAAGTTCCTGATTTAAGTGGTATGCAAAATATGCTGCCAACTTATATTTAGTAACTTTCATCCAATCCCACTTCGACATGCTGACAAGGATCATCCAGTGTTTCACTGTAAGATCTGTATCGGCAGGACCTGTGAACCCATAGAGACGGCATACTTCAACAAGCACGCTTATACACTGACTAACTACTTTCTCGATGTGCTTAATCGAGGGAGTTACGCTATCTACCATGGGCGGGTTCTGGCTATTCATATTCGG